CCCCAACATGCACAAAAGAAAATTAAATTAGATATTTATCAAACGGGGTTTAAAAAAACTAAATAAATGATAAAAACTAGAAAAGGGAATGGGTAAAAAAATTATTATTTATACACTACCACACTGCCATAATTGTCAAGATTTAAAAGGAACATTGAATTTTATGAGAATTCCTCATGAAAACATTGACGCCCAGGCAAATCCCGCAATTGCAGATAGAATTGAAAAGAAGTTAGAAACATCTTCTTATCCAATTGTTGAATTCCCCTCAGACAATATTTTTAATAGTCCTGTCTTTCTTTCACCATCTACTAAAGGAAACGTGTCTACCTCACCTAACCATCGTATATTCGATACAATAGACGAAGCAGCGAAGCTTTGCGAAATTTATTATAAATCATGAGATATAAAGATCTAATTTTACAAAAAATAGAAAAACAAATTAATACTATGAATCTTATTAAACATTTCTCTCAGAGAGGTGAGCATATTCAAGTTAATGAAACAATTGATAATGCTAAAGAAGATTTAGAAAGTATTCAAACATTAATAAATAACGAACACCAATCTTAAATATGGTTTTAACAGCGGAGCAGGTAAAAGCTAACTATGATGTTTTATTAGGAGGTATAGACAAATACATTACGGGTGATCGAAAAGGTCAATTCATAGATTTCTATACTAAGTTAGATGATAGAATAGCTCTTCTTCCAGCATCTCATAAGAAAGCGTATCACAATTGTTTTCCCGGAGGTTATGTTGATCACGTTGTACGTGTAATTACTGCTGCATTCAAGCTTCACCTACTGTGGCAGGAAATGGGAACTAAAGATACCTACACGGAAGAAGAATTATTTGTCTCCGCTTTAAACCATGATTTAGGTAAAATTGGAACTGTTGATGAAACTTCTGTTCATCCATCTACCGATGAATGGAGGAAGAAAAATCTAGGAGAAATGTATACATTCAATACAAAAATTGAATACATGACAGTTCCAGATCGTTCGTTATTTCTATTACAACAAGCAGGAATTCAACTTACAACTAATGAGTGGATTACTATTAAAACACACGATGGTTTATATGATGAAGCTAATAAGGCTTATTTAAAGTCTTTTATGCCCGAAACTAAACCTCGTACTTCTTTACCTTTTATCATCCACCAGGCTGACCTTATGGCATCCAGGATAGAATTTGAAAATGAATGGCTAGATACTTTTTCGGGTCCAGCAAAAAAGGTAGAAAAAACTACAAAACAAGACCGAGTTAATACTAACTTAGGTAAAATAGGTTCTAAAGATAACAATTTAATGGATTTAGTTAAAAACTTATAAACTATGACTGTTTCAACTACCGCACTTATTATCCTTATTAATGTTAGTGTTTTTTTCTTACTTAGTTTATTTTATGTAATTTGGAATTTATTACGTAAAAATGAAAAATTAGAAGACATGAATGTGGCCCAAGATACTTACATTCAACAAATTTCTGTTATAATGACAGAATCTAATAAGAAAATAAAAGAAATAGATTCAAAACAAATATTTCAATCAGATGATGAAATAGGTTGGTTTTTTCAGGGGATTAAGGAAATTCAAGAATACATTAACGAATATAACCTTAATAAATAATAAATGATTCCTCCAATTGACGAATCTCTTAATGCTAAGATTCTAGCTGTACCTAAAAAAGATGAAGGGCCTCAATATACTAAAAAGGGAACTTTAAGGCTCCGTAGGCCTAAAACAAAAAATCAATATTTTACTGCAGATACAGAAGAAGCAATTATAGAGTATTTAAATACTACAAACCAAGATAAACGTAACCAAATATATAATGATCGTATATGGTATGGTTTTCATAAATTAACAGAGAACATTATACATACGTTTAAGTTTTATTATACCGAAGTAGACACTATAGCCGAGTTACAACATGAAGTTACTGCTTTTCTTTTAGAAAAGCTTCATTTATATAAACAAGAAAAAGGTAAAGCCTTTTCTTATTTTGGTACTATAGCAAAACGTTATTTAATTCTTTATAATAATACTAATTATAAAAAACTTAAGCAAAAAGCACCAATTGAAGATATTGATGAAGATCAAACTTTAAATATTAGTTTAATGAATGGGCATGATGCTCCAATGTCAAAAGAAGGACCATCAGAATTTGTTGATTTTTTAATTCAATACATGGATATACATTTATTTACTTTATTTCCTAAGATAGAAGATGCTAAAACTGCGGATGCTATTATAGAATTGTTTAGAAAAAGAGAGAATTTAGATATTTTTAATAAAAAAGGAATATACATATATATTAGAGAAATAACAGATCAAAGTACTCCACAAATTACTAAAGTAATTAAAAAGATGAAAAAAACATACAGAAAACTATTATCTCAATATGTTGAGCACGGTTATGTAAGTATGGCACTGTAAATCTTTTCTGTATCTATATTTATATCCAAAGTATAACTTATGGATTTTTCACAAATTAAACTTTTTGGTAACAAAAAATTCTCTGATCTTTTAAAAGAAATTCATGTTAATCAAAAGGATAAAGAAGCCCAACTACGTTCGTTAATAGAAGGTTTAAAACCTCTAATTACTTCACCAGGAGAAGCTACTATGATTGTACCTTTAATCAAGGAATACATGGAATTAGCGATTAAAAACGACGATCACTTAATAAAAATGGCTAGTGTTGTGCAACGTGCTTTAAATAGCAAAAATACCGATGGTGATGAACTTTTAACTGATGCTGATAAAGAAATGTTATTTTCAACTTTACAAGAATTAGATAATAAAGTAGAAGACATTGAAGTAAAATCAGAACAAGTTCTAATTGAAAAAGTAGCCAATGTCAAATAATTATCCTACATTAGGGAATTCTCCACTTGGGGGTAATGATTCAAATTTACAAACACCCGAAAGGGTAAATGCTCCTTTTGCAGCAAGAGTTGTAAAAATAAGTCTAGAAAGTTCTGATCAACCTGATTCTTTATATCAAATAACTAATAAATTATGGGGTATAGGAGCTATTGAGTTTGAATCTCTTACTAAAGCAACTAATACAAATAATGAAAAAAACATTCAAGCAGGTGAAGCTTTCCCAATGGATGTTAATTTTAGAAAAGTCCCTACATTAGGAGAAGTTGTATTTATTGTAAAAGGTCCTTCATTTGAACAATCTACTAAAAACAAATCTGAAGCTTATACATTTTATTATTTTAATCCAATATCAGTGTGGAATCAAACTCATTTAAATATGTTGCCTTCTAATGCTGCATATAATGAATTTACTGATACTGTAGATGATGAGAATGTTTCAAAAGGTATACCAAATAATCCTGATTCTCAAATAGAAGAACCTAAACCAGGTAATACTTTTGGAGAAATAACTTCTATTAGAAATTTGTATCCTGTAGAGGGAGATGTAATCTTAGAAGGAAGATGGGGTAATTCTTTACGTTTTAGTTCTACAGCTGTACACACTTCCGAAAGTAAAAATTCTCAAAGTCCTTGGAGCACATCAGGTGAAAATGGTTCACCTATTACTATATTAAGAAATGGTCAAGGGAGTACTTCTGAATATGATAATTGGTTTCCAATATATGAAGATATAAATAAAGATGCTTCTTCTATTTATTTAACAGATGGGCAACCTATTCCTATAAATATAACAGCATATCCATTTGATTCTTTTAAAACTGATGCTAAACCTCCAATAGATACAACAGCGAACATTCAGGAAACAGATATAGTTGATCCTAATAAATCAAATGTCTCTCAAGATTCTACAGATATTAATTATGATTTAGTAAATACAAACGGACCTTTAACAGAAGAAACAACTACAGATAATGGCTAAAAACCCAAACCCTCCATATACTCCTTCTTTTAATTATACGGGAAAACAAATATTAATTAATTCTGATAGAATTACTCTTAATTCTAAAGAAGATACAACTTTTATACTTGGTAAAAAAGCTATTTCTTTATCATCACAAGGTACCATAAATATAGATAGTAAAGGAATGACTATAATAAATTCACCTAATATTATGCTTGGGTTAAGAGCAGAACATCCCTTAGTTTATGGTGATGAATTAGTTAAAATGTTAAAACAATATTTTCTTTTATTAACTGAGGAAGTTATTCCAAACTTAGCTAAAGCAGAAGTAGAAGGTTCCGAAATAGCATCAGTAAAATTAGCATCAGAAGGTTTCAATACTGCCGTCCAATATGCCAACGACAATTTAGAAAAATTATTATCTAAAACTAACTTTACACAATAATGGAAAATAAAATAGTTGGTTTAGTTCTTAAAGCAAAAAACACCCTTGTTAAATTTTTAACTAAAACGGTCCCACCGTTAAATACGTTAATATATGGACCTTCTACCTCTAATATTACTAAAGAACTTAAGGACATAGCAATAATAGAAAAAAAAAGAAGAGAAGATTTAAAAAAAAATCCTGATCTTGCTAAAACTGATCCAACACAATATGCTAAAGAAAATAATGAATTAGGAAATAAAAAACAAGGATTACTTAAAAAGGTTGTAAACCCAATAGAAAATCCCGGAATTATTCCTATTACTAATTTTATACAAAAGATTAATTCATTTAATTTATGTAACCCTTTAATTTTAGGTATAAATGCAGCTTTTCCCAAAGGAAGTCCTGTAAATGAAGCTGTAAGAAAAGTGCAAACTGAGTTAAGAGAAATTCAACTCTTATTACAAAATTTTAGAGTAATAGAAGGAAATAAAACAGCAGTTGGAACATCCCTCCTTCCACAACCAATTCAACAAGGTGAATTTAAAGTTCGTATAGAACAACCAGGTCTTATTCCTACCGGGACTACTGTTTTTATTCAACAAACAAATAATAATACTATTTTTACTAATATGAAAGGTGTTATTTCATCTTTTAATATTCCTGGTGCTAATATTTCTAATAATTTTTCACAACCTGCTCCTTCTTTTATTGATTCATCCTTTTCAAGTTTAGGAAATGAATCAAGTGATTTACTAAATCCTTCATTTAATTTACCTGATACGTCTGCACTTACTGTCCCTTCTTTAACTCCTTCTGCTGGTAACCCCCAATTAAATTCTATATCGAACTCTACTAAAATAATAGAATATACAATTCAAATAGAAACATTTGATGGTATAGATCCCCCTTATAAAAAATCTAAATCAGGGAATACTGTTTTTGATGATAATGATGAACCTGTTTTAGCAACCTTTACTAATTGGCAATTAGAATATGAAACAAAACAAACAACTGATATAAGAGAATTATCTGAAGATATTCAAGGTATAGTTGATGCCTTAAGAGATATTAATTTTAAAGCAATATCAAATTTCTTAGATAAAATCCCTTCTGCTTTTGGAAATTTTGGAAAATTAAAAAGATTAGTAGGTAAAATTGCTGAATTTACCTCTGATGTTTCAGATGTTGCTCAAACAGCAGCTGATGTTGGAAGTACAGCTACTCTAGCTTTATCTGGTGGGTTAACATCTAGACAAGTTATAGAAAGATCTAAAGTTTTAACTGAATTTTATGATGAAATATTACCTATTCTTAATTTTGATTTATCTTTAGAAAATATATTTAAAAAACAAATAGGAGATGTAAATAAAGTATTAAGAGGTGTAATACCTTATAAACAATTAGCTATAATAGTAAAAACTATTAAAAAATTTGTTATATTTGTAACAAAGTTAACTCAATTTACATTATCTTTAATAAATTTTTTACAAAATATAATAAAGACTATTTTAATGGTCGCTAAAGTAATAAGAGATGTAAAAGGGTATGTTGAAAAAGCAGCAATAGCTCTTCCAGCTCTGTTTGCAACTGCTGGTATAATTAATATTTTAGGAAAAGT